GCCTGGGCGGAAACGTGTTGGTCGAACCGAGAAGCATCCAGTCCCACACACACAGGATGACAAAAACTGTCCCACTTGTTTTTAATCATCAACGCCTGTGTGTACGCATTGTACTCCGACATAATAGTGGGGCCACCGTACAACTTATCAATCTCCTTATATATCTTCTTCTCCAATGGTCTGAGAAACTTACCAACCTCGACATTATATCGTACATCACGGGGTTGAATAACCCGTGGTACAACATTAGATTTGAAGGTGAAGTTGTGTTTCTCTGCTTTAACAAACGTTTTAAGATGAGCGTCTTTGGGGCGAATTGGCTGTAAAGCCAAACCGTCGACAGCACGTAGGTAGGTCAGAAACCGAGGTCCCTTGTAGAAGCCGGCAAATTCATGCCTGGACACAGGGGATTGGTATCCGATTCCACGTACAATCGAATCACGGTAGACACTCAAATTTGTCTCGAAAACTCCAGGCACAGGAGATATTGGCAAATCCAATTTGGAGTTAACAAACAACACACGTTCGCCAACACCATGAACAACGTTGGCGAGAGTGTTTGAATGAGTCTGCATTTTATGCCCACACAATAACTGACTCATTGTTATAGTTTTGCGTGGTTTTGGTATTCCCTGATAATGGGGCGTGATACCAGGATAAGAACGGGGAACTCCGTCCTCACCAACCCCTTTCTCTGGGCACCATCAGGCGACGTTGGGACCAACGCCACCCAACTCTCTTAATAGAGTTGTCCTCTTCCTGCTAGTATATGTGTGGGAAACAGCGCTTGCAACCAACTGCCGCTTAGTCGGTACAAATACCAACTCAGTAGCCATGTCTAGATGATCCAATATATGTCGGGCCAGTAGACCATGTTCAACACAAAGGTCTAACAAATACTTCCTGACAACCAACAAATTGGCGGTTGATCTCATCGGTGTGCCAAACTTTGTTTTGCCCATTTGAACAAGAAAAGCCCTAAAAGAACCGTGATGCCGTGTCTTCCTAACTTTTACCTGAGGTTCTTTGAGGTCAGAAATATCCTCGACTGTGACATCACTGATTGTCATATCATGAGACATCATTTCCTCAACTTCCTCGGCCTGCACTTCAGCCATAGCTATCAATAATTCTTTCTCAGATTTCTTGTTCCACCAATTATACACTATACTACAGGTTACATTAGCAACACACGACACACCAGCCACAAACAATGCTGGTATGGCAACTTCTGCCTTAGGTATGATGTATGTAAACATTTTAACAAGTGTGAACTTGGAT